TGCCCTGCGGAGTTTATCAGGCCCGTGCCGGCGCCGTTAGGAGAGAAGAGACCGCTCGCGGAGCTGGCGACCCCGGTGTAGCCTGCGGCCTGCGCCTGGCCGATGTTCTGCTGTAGCTGGCTGATGGTGTTGCTGCTCTGCTGGCTCCCAGTCTGCAGGCCCTGGTTAGCTGTCGTGCCGAGCCCGGCCGCGCCCATCAGCTGGCTGATGTAGGTGTTGTAGTCCTGCGAGGCGGTCCCGGTCACGTACTGGCCGATAGCGGCCGCGGTGTTCGGGGTGTACGCGTTCCCCATCGCCGCAGCCTGCCGCTGGGCGGCCTGCGTACCCTGCTGCACAGCGAACTGGTAGCCGGGCATGTTCAGGAAGTTCGAGGGGTTCGCCGTCTGACCGTTGAGCCCCAGCGAGGACTGGAGGGCGGTGTTGGCGCCCTGCCCAGTCTGCTGCTGGTTGGCCCAGATGCTGTTGATGTTGCCGAGGTTGCCCTGCTGGGTGGTGATCGCGTTCTGGTCCGCGTTAGACTCCGCGTTCGCTGCAGCGAGCGAGCCGGCGGTGCCTATCCCCGCCTGCAGCACGCCGGGGAGCGCGCCGGTGATCGTCGACGCTAAAGATGAATCTGTGCTTGCCATGTTACCGTTGTTCCCCTGTATACCACTCGCCAGTGCACCCACACCGAGACCAGCCGCCAATGTGCCCGCACCGAGATAGCTCGATCCGTTAGACCCGGACGACGTAGTGCCGCCGCCTGGGTTGTATGTCAGCCCTGGGTCAGCCGCCATCTGTAACGGGCCGCCGCCACCAGGGTTATATGTCAGTCCGGGGTTAGCCCCCATCACCTGCGCGCCGCTCTGCGCCTGTATGCCGGAGGCAGGTGTAGTGCCGCCCGGGTTATATGTCAGCCCTGGGTTAGCTGCCATCCGTTCCGCGCCGCTCTGCGCCTGTATGCCGGAGGCAGGTGTAGTGCCGCCGCCCGGGTTATATGTCAGCCCTGGGTTAGCTGCCATCCGTTCCGCGCCGCTCTGCGCCTGTGTGCCGGAGGCGGGCGTAGCGGTGGCGGCCGGGTGAGCGGCGCTGAGGCTGCCCGGCGTGGTAGGGGCGGCGCTACCGGCGAGCGCGTTACCTAGCGCCCCGGTAGCGAGCTGGGAGCCTGTCTTCCCGATCACTTTAGCCACCGTGCTCGGTAGCCCAGACTGAGTACCTACCTGGCCCAGGCCAGCGGAGATGCCGCCACCTACCGCCCCTAGCCCGATATTTTCGGCGGCGCTGCCTAGCGTGACCTTGCCGCCCATCGCCGCACCAAGTAGCGTGTTCTCAGCGCCCACCGCCGCGCCAGCGCCCGCGCCACCCGCGACGGTGCCGAGGAGGCTCCCGCCTGTCCCGACGGCGTTATCAACTGTCGCGCCGATGGCGCTGTCCAAACCAGAGAGCGCGCCAGCTGAGTAGATATCCGCCGTCAGCTCTAGCGCCGTCGGGAAGTATTTATTAATGGCCGAGTTCACGCCGCCGAACCCGCCAGCGGTCTGCTGTATCCCGCCGTACTGCTGTACGTTCGGGGCGCCACCAGCGGCGGCGTTAGTGGTGGCGTCCTTGCTAAGTGCCGACGCGCTCCCCCACCCCCCAGACGGGTCCGATCCCAGGGTCTTCGAGTTCCAGTACGGCGCCGCCGCGTCGTAAAACGCCGTGTCGCTCGCTGCGTTCCACTTCGCGTTCGGGTCCAGGTCGGAGACTCCCTGGCTAGACTCCAGCGCGGCGATGGCGGGGTTCTGGAGCCCGTACTGGTCCGACGAGGAGATGGCCTGCCCGACGTTCGCGGTACCGCTGCCGGCGTTCGCTAGCCCGCTCTCCGTCTGGCTAGTGGTGCCGACGTTCGAGACCGCCGACGCGCCCCCGAAGCTTGCGGCGTACTTCCACGCGTCGGCGTAGTTGCCGCTCGACAGGTAGCTGGAGAGCGTCCCCCAGTTGATGTTCGCGTCGTTCGGCTGCGCAGCTTTCTGTGCGGCGGAGTTGGTCTTGTTTGCGGCGGCTTGCGCCGCGGCGGTGCTCGCGTACTGCGTCGGGGCGGTGGAGGTGGTCTCGCCCGAGATCCCGGTGAGCCCTCCCGTGGCGCCGGTAGACGTGCCGACAATGTTGCCTAGCAGGTTACCGGCCATCAGCTACTTCTGCGTCGCTTCGTAGACGTGCATCCCACCGATGCCGAGGAGCGCGAAGAGCATCGTCGTGATCGTGCTCGTGTCGACCGACGGTAGCACGACGGCATGCCCGGCAAGCGCGCACGCCCACTCGATGGGGGCCTTCAGTATCGCGAGCGTGAACCCGATGACGCAGACCCAGCCGGCGCCGTCGCGGAAGCTCATACCCGGCTTCGCTTCGGCGACGGCGTTCGCCTTGATCTGCTCTATCTGGATCTGGTACTGGTCGTCGATAGACTTGAGCGAGCCCTGGAGCTGGGCCTCAGCGAGGGCGGCCTTCGCCTCCGCGGCCTTCGTCTTGTCCGGGAAGATCTTGTCGATGACGGTGCTCGCCAGGTCAGCGATGGAGCCGATGCCGGTAATGTCACCCATTCGGATATTCCCCTGTAAGAAAATAGTTTGCGATGCGGGTGGCGCGGCCGGGCAAGTCGAGCCCGGCCGGCTGCACTTCCTTGGCCCACAAGCTGGCGAGCAGGTGATCGTGCACCGTCTGCCACTCTTGCGCTTTGATGGCGGCGCGCGTCGGGCCGAACTCTTCCCAGCGGCCGCCCATGTTGAACGCGATCTCGTAGAGCGCGTTCTTGCGGCACTCGGTGTCGCACGACTCTAACTCATCCCACCGCGACGCTAAGCGCATCGCGTTCATGATGTCAGTGCAGAACCACCGGTCGCTGGTCGATTGTAGGACGGTGAACCCCTCCCAGCTCCGGCCCGCCGCCGGGCGCGGCATCAGATGCCCGCGGCCGCACGTCCAATTGCCACGAGTATCGAGATATGCCGTGAGTTCATCCCTCTCTGCAGCATCCAGATCAACTGCCAGACGCCTATCGATTGACGGATCGAGAGCTGTCTCATTCGTGATTGCCATGCTGTGGTTTCCTCACCTGGTACTGGATGTCGTGGACAGTGTCCTTGATGTCGTCCAGCGACTGCTTCATCGCTGAGTTCTGCTGCTGGATAGTCGCCAGCTGGTCGTCGTGCTTGGCGACGTGCGTCTCTGTCTGCGCGTTCTTCGCCTGCAGCTCGACGATCTGCTGGTTCACCTGACCGCCATGATAGACGGTCGAGTACAGGCCGCCGGCTGTAGTGACTACTATCGCTACGGCGGCCATCGCGGACTCCATCGTCCATCGCAACATACTCATATCACCTCACTTCGGGGGGAGGCCGCCGAAGGGCACGCCCTGCGGCGGCTGCGGGACCTGCTGCTGCACGAACTGGTAAGCTTCTACCCAGGCCACAGCTTCCATTCCGGTCGACTGAACGCGCCGCAGAAACTCAAGAATGTTTTTTGCGATGTGCTCCGGGATCGGCGCCTGAATGGTAGGATTCACGCGCACTTCGGCATGGGGTTGATCTTTGAGCGCGGCCGAGATGCGCTGCGCCAGAGCTTCGCCCGAAGCCTTCAATTCTTCATCTACATTCGTCATGACTCACCTCTCTGATTGAACATTGAAAATCACCATGCCGGTATGTGGCGCACGGTGCCGTTGTCGTCTATCGCAATCCATTTCGTCGGATTGCCGGTAACAGGCCCTGCGGTCAGTGTTGGTACGTTACCCGTCGCGCCAGCTGTGAACGCGACGCTGCTGGCCATCAGGTACGTACCCTGGCCGGTCTGGAAGTAGCTGCCAGCGATAATGTTGCTCTCGACGCTCAGCGTACCGGCAGCGACCCCGGGCGCCACCCCGATACCTACACCGCCGACGCCGTTGACGTAGAAGACGGACCCGGTGTCGTTGTAGTTAACTACGTACATAGCGTAGTCCGCGGTTGTACGCCCCGCCTCGATCAACAGGCCGTAGTTCGTACCGGCCGACGAGCTGGGGTTGAATATTTCAACGGTCCAGGTTTGGCTTACGCCGCCGTTCACCACCAGAGCGTTTATGCCGCTGCCGCCCCCGCCGCTGATCGTGACCTGCCCTGGCTGGCTCCAGCTTAGCACCGGGGTCGGAGTTGTAGCCGGGCTGGCAGCGTACCCAAGGAACCATGTCTGCGCGGCGGAGACGCCGATGACGCCATAGTCGGTTCCTGTGGCATCCAGAAGGATCTGGTTACCGTTACCGATCTCGTTGACCTCGATTACGCCGCCCTGTATGTTCAGCGTAAGCGTGTTGGGTGTGCCATTGATAGTCACCGGGCCCGGTAGCGTGACCGGCGCGCCGAAGCCAATCGTCGCGTACGGCGAACTGATGTTGCCCGACACCACGATGCCGTTCACGCCCACCGCGTTCCGCACGTCCGCGCCCTTCAGCTGGTTGCTGATCAGATTCCGGAACCAGGTCGCGTCCCACGACGCCGGGATATTGAGCGTGGTCGTGCTGGAGAGGCCGGGCTTCGACTGGAGGACTATCGCCACGTTACCACTTGCAGGGCTCGACGGTCGCGGTCACGTCGACCGTGAACGTCGGCGACGCGTCCGTTACGCGAAACTGCATCACAAGGCTGTAGTACTGGCCGATGTTCCACCACACCGCGCGGTTCGAGGTGTCGCCCGGCACGCCGAGCGTCTGCGAATCATCTCCCGACACATCGAAGGTCTCGCCCCAGTTGTCCGAGAGCAGTAAGCTGATGCGCGGCGCGACGCCCGGTGTCGGGCCGGCGCCGGCCGTCACCACCGCCTCTACGCGGCGTACGATCTGACGGTTGTTGCCGTTGTAGAGCGCTTGCGTCGTGAAGGCGCACACAACCGGCGCGTTCGGGTTCCCGAATTCTGTTTGGACGGTGTCGTCCAGGTACCCGATGGTGCCGCTCTCCGAGTCGCCGATCAGCTGCTTACCGAACCCGTTGAAGTAGCAGAGGCCGCGGTACTGGATCTCTTGACCGTTCAGCACCGACACCAAATCAAACCACTGCTGCGTCACGCAGTCGTAAACGAGCGTCCGCTCAGCGAGCGGGATAGTCAGAATGTAGAACGGGTGCCCGTTCCAGGTCGGTCCGCCAGCGGGCGAGGTCAGCGCGTACATGCCGGTGAGGAGACCGTTCTTCGCCGCGTTCGAGAGCACCGCCTCGACGCCCGCCGTCGAGATACGGGTCGGCGTCTGGCCGTTACGGCGCCGCACGGTAAGGTCGTTGCAGACCCAGATAACCGAATTATCCTGCAGCGCTACGCTGTAGGGGCAGAGCGGGTCCACGCCGTACGTCATGTACGTGTCGGCCGCCGCACTGAAGGGGGTGCCGGTCGGGTTCCCGGTGTTCACGAAGCCTTCCGACGAGCGCGACCCGAACGCGACAATTTCTCGGTGGTCGACGCAGAGCGCGTAGAACGGGTCCGTGCCGAACTGCCTATTGAACGACGCCGCGGTGGTGAAGGTGATCTGGCCGTTGCCCGAGACCTGCCGACCGTCGTCGTTGAAGAACGTGTACGAGCCCTGGCCGTTATTGTTGTTCGCCAGGAAGACTATGTAGCTGTCGACGAACCAGCAATCGAGGGCGCCCCCGAGCGCCAGGAAGAACGAGCTGGTGAGCTGCTGCATGCCGCCGCCACCGGTGAAGGGTGTGTAGGTCCAGCAGGTGTCAGTTCCCGGCACCAAGATCACTAGGCACGCGCCGTTGTCGGTCATGCGCACGAAGCCGTTCCCGATGAGTCCGCTGACGGAGCCCGGCACGAGCGTGAACGCGCCAGCGCTCGACACCGTGTAGAGATCGAAACCTACGACCGCGTAGACGACGCCGGCCATCTCCCACATGCCGCGGAGCGGGTTCAACAATCCGCTCGGCGTGAACGCTGAGAGCCCGGGCCAGCGCCGGAGGGATGCCGGCTGCTGGTCCTTCTCGTCGTCAGGCTGCGCCTGCGGCGCCGGCTCCGGGTAGCACCCGATCAGGCGCTTCGAGCCAGCGCGCAGGTCGGCGAGCTGGTACGAGGCGAGCGGGAGCGGTATGACTTGAGGTTGCGCCTGCCCCATCTCAGAACCAGTAGCTTCCGCCCCAAAGGCCGCCGTTCGCGCGTGACAGCTCACCGAGATCGCTCTCAGTGTAGCGGAGGTAGCGCTTCGTCAGGCGCCGGCTGGCCTGGAATATCTGCGCGCCTAGGTCGTAACCGTTGAGCGGGTCCGGCGAGGGTGGGATCGTGATGCCATAGTGCGGCGAGAGCCAACCGGCCAGGACCCACTTCACGTCACCGATGTCTTCGTCTTTAAGAGGCGCGATGCTGTTCAGCTGCGCAATCGTCTGCGGGTACCAGCCGATGTTCCCCCAACCGTCACGCATCTGCGTCAGAAGGTTGTCGTTGAGGATCGTCATCCCGTTGGCGGACTGCGTGGGCGACGGTTGCCGCCCTTCGCGTACGACGCCAAGCTTCTGGAAAGCTTCGGTGATGATCTGCTGGTTAGTCTGAGCCATGCGCCTCTCTGAAAAATAGTGCCGGTCTCTCCCGACTGTCACGTCATTTAATTAGGCCGACGTTCACCACCAGCGCCTACTGGGTGAGGGCAGTGGCGCTGTTTTTTCTTCTTACTGGACGCGAATCCAAGTACGCGGATTCACCGCGGCACCCGAAGCCGGCTGGAAGCCGTTCAACGTGTACACATACTTGATGGTGGCGCTCGCCACACCGGCCGTTGCGAGGTTCGTCGGGGTAAAGGTACCCGTGACGTTCTGCAATACGCCGGTGTAGGTGAGTGAGTCACCAGTGTTCGCGTTCACGGTCAGCGCGGTGATAATCTGTCCGATGGTGATCTCCGCCATCGCGCCATCGACCGGGTTGAGGGGCAGGTTGATCGTCAACGCAGCCAGCGTGGCGGGCGGTAGAACCACCAGCTTGCCGGTTTGCATTGTGATCGTGCTGCCGGTCACCACGGTGGCGCCAGCGTAGAAATCGAACGGAATACCGACAACGTCGCCGTGACCGTATCCAACTTGATAGTTACTCATTCTGGTTTTCCTAAGTTAGATTAAGCCGCCGACGCGACTTCGATGTTCCGCACAGCCAGCTCGGGGTAAGCGAGCACTGAGCCGACAATCGAGTCGAGACGAGCCGGGAGCACGTCGTTAGACGGATCCCACTGTTGCGCGAAGCGGATGTTGTACCCTTCGAAGCTTTCTGCAGCCGTCATCTTGACGAGTGGGCTGAGGTCGAGCATCGGGGGGTTCGCAAACACAATCGCGTCACGGTACCAGCCGAGGGACTGCTTGATCAGCGCGCCGTTGAGCGCGGCAATCGCGGCAGCGCCGCTCTGGCCGAAGACGCTGATGAGAGCGCCGGCAGCCGGAACGTTGTCCACGTTCTGGTATGCGCCGCCGGTGATGATGCCGGGGGCAACAGGGATCGCAATCGCACCGGCGGTGTCGCTGATGGTCGCGGTCACGACGAACTGCTTGGGACGGCCGAGGGACGCCTTCGTCTCAGGGTCGACCTCGTTCACGCCCGCAATGCTGATCACGTCGCCAGCGTTCAAGGTCGTGAGACCTGAAGCCCAGCCGTTGGTGTTCAGAGTGAAGGTGGAAACGAACGCGTTACCCGCGCCTGGGTTAGACTGACCAGCGCCGTTGACGGCCGGGGCCGCCGTGGTGCTGAACGATCCGATGACGTGCGTCGGCAGCTTCGTGTTACGGAAGCAGACGTAGCCCGCGGCCTTATCCGCAATCACGCCCTCCAACCACTGGTCGGAGATCGTCGATTCTGGATTGAAGAGGCCCTTGTTGTCACGGACGAAGTACCGCGAAGTTTGCGGGGTCGCCGTGAAGGTGCGACGGTCGTCTTCCGGCGCCAAGGATTCCGTCAGGTACTGCTCGTTCTGGAGCAGCTGATCGTAGGTTGCCGTGGTGTTGAAGGCGCCCGTGAACTTCGGGACGTTGTTGACCTGTCCCGTGGTGAAGTTCTCGATGCCGGCCGCGAGACGCGCCATGGCGGGTTCGAGCACTTGCTCTTCGAAGTTGTTCAGCAACATCGCACGCTCCACCGAAGTGAAGTTGATGTCGACGCCGAGCTGTTGGTTGACCAACAGGGTGGCGAAGCGCTGGACAGAGTTCTGAGCGTTCATCTGCGGGCCAGTACGGAGAGTGTACTGGAACGGGAGACGGATCGAGAGCTGTTGACCCAAGATGACCCCATTGATGGGGCCGGGCAGCAGGCTCTGGTAGTCACGGTTCGTACGACCCGTGAAGTTGCTCTTGGCGTGCAGCAGGACGAGAGCCTTGCGTGCGACCCATTGAGCGGTGATTAGTGAGTTAGCCATTATTCCTTTCCGATTTTATTTAGTTCAGTCCGCGTAGCTTCCGGGCGCTCTCGCGGAGTGACTGTTTGCTTCCTCTGTGCCGCCGAGCGAACTCTTCCATCGACATGTTAGGGTCGACGACATCTCGCTCTGACGCACGTCCCGCAGCCCTTACAGCTGTGGGGGGAGGAGGCGCCTTGGTGATGGACTTCTTTTGCCCTGTTTGCGCATCGGGCTTAGAGCCGTTCTTTGAAGTGGACTGCTCGGCCTCAATCTTCGCGATCATCTTGCCGATGGTAATGCACTGCTGGGCCGGGCTCTGCTTCGCGGTTCTAATCGCGAGGGCAGTGTCCTTCCCAAACTCGTACAGGATTCGGCCGACGTGCTCCGACTGAGCGACAGCAGCACCTGCATCTGGACCCAGCTGATGCTGTGCCAGGACCGGGTTGTTGGTTACAACCGCCGTATAGTCCTTGTGAGTCTTCGCAAATTCCGCGATCCTCTCTTCGACCACCTTACGGCGAGTGACCGCCTCATTCTGTCCGTTCATCTCACGAACAATCTCGCGAGCGGCTACCGCAGCCTGAGACTTTGTCCACTTCTGCATCTTGGCCCGATACTTGTCGTTGTCGAAGGCGATATCCGGGTCCGCTAGGTCGGGCATCGGCTCGTCTTCAACAACAGGAGGAGCAACTGCAGCGGCGCTCTGTGCGGCGGTAGGTTTACCGCCGTTCTTCAAGCGCTCCAGCTCCGCCAACGCGTCTTTCAGCTGGCTCTGCATGTGCTTGCCAAATATCTTCGTGCCTTCGAGCAGATCGTTCAGCTCTACTATGCGTTCCTCAGCAGATCCTTTCTTCGGGGCCGGCCGGGCGGGTGCAGCCTCTTCTTCACCCTCCTCGCCAGTCAAGTCCGTGTTGGGATCCGTTTCATCGCTGGGGTCGACGGATGCGGTGGACGGGTCCGCGTCTTCGTCCGAAGTCCCCTCACCCGAATCGGTCGGGTCGCCGAGTGTTCCGTCTTCGTCAACGATGGGGGCGTCTTCGTCGACTAACGGATCCGAGGCCGCTGCTGCGGCGCTGCCTCCCGGAGTGGCGTCTACATTCTGGCCCGCGGCGACGGCAGCTACCGCGGCTGCGTCAGCGGCGCGGGCGGGTGTCGCACCTCGAAACGGGTTGACCTTGTCGTCAATCTGTTTTTGAGTTTGCGACTCGTATTTCTCTAAATCTTCTCTCGAAAAAGCCATGAAAGTCTCCTGTTACACGGAATACGCTTCCGCGAGGCGGTCAGGTCTCACCCAGACATCGAGATCAAGTAGCCTTTTTTGGCTTCTTGGGTTTTGCAGCGGCCATCGCCTTCGCGGCGGCGACCTTCTGCTCGTTCAGTTCCTTCGTATGCTGTAGGGTCAGCGTGTGCTTCTCGTGCATGCGCCGCATCTCGTGCTCGTGCGCTTGCGAGGCCCGCTGTAGCTCCAGCTCGTGCGCCTGCTGAGCGCGCTGCGCTTCTAGCTGCGCCTGCGAGTGCTGTAGGGCCTGGTCGCTAACGTGCTGCATCGCCTGCTGGCTCTGCTCCTGCCGATGCTGCTGGTCGGCGTGCGCCATATCCTGCAGGTTCCCGACATGCTTGGCGGCTAGGTCCATCTGCGCCGACTGCATGTCGGTCTGCTGCTGGTCCTTGTCCGCCCCGATCTCGTGCGCGAGCTTGATGTTCGCCAGGTGCTTGCCGGCGGTCTCGAACTGGATCTTCTGTTGCTCGACTGGGCTCATCTTCGCGCGTGACTGTGCGATCTGTGCGTCGGCGGTCATCTTTTGGGTCTTGCCCTGAAGCAGCTGCATCGCGAGCTGCTGTTGCTGCTCCTGCATCTGCTGCTGCTGATTCTTCTTAGAGCCGACCCCCTCCGCCTTCTCCTTCGCGGTGGGCTGGATGATGCCCTGCTGGATCAGCGGGATCCGGAGCCGATTCGCCATCTCCTGCGCGTCCGGGGAGTCGATGTTCTTCGCGATCAGGTCTTGGATCACAGGGGCCGCGCTCGGCATAGCCTCAGCGAACGAGAGCAGCGTGTCTAGCGCCTCCTGGCGCGCGGACTGGAAGCTGGGGCCGATCACGACCTCAACATCGTACGACCCCTTCGAGAGGTCGTGCATGATGTCGCCGGTAAACTCGTTCTCTTTGTTCAGCTCCACCATCTTCTCGACGCCGTCCATACCGATGATGCGCTCGACGCGCTCGGAGTCCATGACGGTCGGGATCATGTCGACCATCATCTCCCAGGTTAGCTGGAGCGCTGACCCGAACCCGTCAATGAACTCGTAGCTCCCGAGGTCAGAGCGCTTCGTGTGCTGCACGAGCGCCTTACCTGAGACACGGTTCATGTCGTCGGCGTTGCCGAGCGCGGGGTCGAAGTAGCCGATGGTGGCCTGGATGTCTTGGATCGACATCTGCGCGAGCGCCATAGCGCCCTGCGGCAGGTCGAGCGGAGGGGTGCGGAACGGCATCCCGCCCTCCGCGTTCTTATCGACGTTGTACGGCAAGTAAGGGCGCGAGGCGACGTTCGCCTGGTTCCAATCATTCTCGTAGCCCTTGATCATCGTCTCAGTGACGAGGTACGGCGCCTTCGGCAGGAGCGCAGATCGCTCTATCATGTCCGAGGCCCGTGAATTGTAGCTACGCTGCGCGTCCTTCGAGTGGCGGATCAGCGACTGGAACTTCTTGCGGCCCTCGATGTTGATGTAGCGGCCGGGGCAGCGGACCACAGGGATCCGCTTCCAGTCGTAGTAGTAGGGCCCTTCGAGGACGTTGGACCCGTCGACCTTGACCCACATGACCTGCCACTTGACGGTCTTGCGGATCATCTTCTCGCCAGTCTTCTTGTTCTTGGCGATGCGCGTGACGCCGCTCTTCTCGTGCGTCAGCCCGTGCTCATCGAGGTGCTTCTCGGTCGCCTTCAGGTCGGAGTCATAGTCGCGGACGGTGCCATCCGTCATCTTCGCGATCCACTTCTCGCGCGGGACCCGCTCGAAGTACTCGGCGATCCGAACCTCCTTGTCGGTGAACCAGCCATAGCTGTCGCGAGACATGTTGAAGCTGGAGCGGTGCCCGACCGGGTTCTCTCCGGTCGTGTAGAGGTTGTCGTAGACGTCGTCGGAGATGCGCTCCGCGACGATGCAGCGGTTGGCGTCGCCCGCGCACGCGTCGGCGCACTGCGGGTCCCAGACCACCGTCTGCGGGTTAGCGATGTTGATGACGCGGAGGACCTGGTCGAAGGCGCCCTCGCCGTCGTCCTGCATGTAGGTCGGCATGATCCGCCACGCACCGAAACCACCAGCGACGGCGAACTTAAACTGCTCTTTATAGATCTGGTCGGCTCGGCTCGCCTGCTCGATAGAGCGGCAGAGCCCGGCGAAAACTTCGGCGGTCGACTCGGAGGCGCCCTCAGACGACGGCCGGACCTTGCCGGCGGGACGCGTCTGGCGCATATCCGCCACCACCATGTTCACGGGCTGCAGGCAGCGGTTAAAGGAGTAGCAAGGCTTGCCGCGACGATTCTGGAGCACAACGGGATCCCATTGCCCCATCGCTTCGGCGTTGTAGATGAAGTTCAGGTCCTCAGAGTGCATGCGCCGGTTCTCTTCCCACGCGCCTGAGCCATCGTCATAGAACGTGCGGATGCGCGACATGAGCGCGCCCTCGTCCTCGATCTCGAACCCAGGCGAGTTGGGGAGCGTGCCGCGTTGTCCCGGCACGTCCCCAATAAGATCCCAGTTGTCGCCTGCGTTCGTCGTCATTTACGTCGGCATCTCGTCCAGGATTGCGCGCTGTCCGTCGCCAACAAAGACGCCGTCGAACGTATTGGGCGGAACGTACTTCGCTGCCCCATCATTCTTCCACTCGTGCACTGGCTTTTGGTCCTTTGTTTTTCGGCCGCTGTCGATCAGCCTCTGATGCTGGACACGTACCTGATTGCGAATCGCCGGGTTCTTGAAGCTGTAGGGGGAGACCTTCCCCTTGCGCTCAATCACGAGATTGTTCATGCCGGCGGTGATGTGCAGGGTGTATGTCCCCAACTGCATCTTGCGCCCGTTCGAGTCGACCCGTCGCGGATCCTCATCCTGCTGGCACTCCTCGACGACCTTGCCGTCGGAGGCTGGGCGCTTCACGAATCTCCAGTCGACGGAGGTGTGCGTAACCTTGTCCGTCTTCTCGTCTTTGTGCTCGATGCGGTGAGCCGATTGCTGTCGCAGTCGGATCCCTTCCTCGTGCACCAATTTCAATGTAACGCTCATCTGATCTCACCCCTTATGCACGCTCGTGCAATTAAAAAATCTATCATCTCACCCTGCCGTCCGTTGAGCGCGTCCATCATCTGTTTGATGCCGGTCGTGTCTTTCGAATGGTGGAAGAACCACAGCTTTCTACTCTTCACATCGACCAACAGAAACGCGCCGCGCTTGCGGAAACCTGCCTCAATCTCTCCGATGGGTGTCAACCGCTCCACACCCCACCATGTGTCGCCATGTTCGGATCCCAGCTGAACCACGGTAGGCCGCCCTCGCTGGACGGCGGAGCCTTCGCCACATCGAAGCCGCTCATCACGTTGTAGCGGGTGGCGTCCATGATGTGATCGTTCTTCTTTATGATGTTGCCCTTCTCGTCGCGACGATAGAGGCGCACTTCCTTGAACCAGTTCGTCAGCGTGCTAAAGACGCGCAGCTGCTGCGTCGATAGCATGTCCCAGGTCTGGACGAGCCCGGAGACAACCGTGTTGTCTGCCTTGCTGACCTTCAGCCCGAGCCGGCAGTAGGCGTCGATGAGTAGCTCGCCATCGGGGCCGCGCGCCTTCTGTGCGGCCGGGTCAATAACGCCTGGTATCCACTTTCCGCGCCGCATAATTGCGGCAGCGTGCACGGCCGGGTCCGCCTGGCCGCGATAATACTCGTCGTACGCCACCGCCGGGTACCGGCGCTGGCCGGAGGCGTCATTGAAGCCGTTGTCGATGTCCCACGCGAACCAGATGACCGCGGTGCAGTTCCAGCCCGGGTCCATTCCGTACGAGCGCGGCCAGTGCGACGGGATGTCGAATGGCTCGATCTTCATCACGTCCTCGGGGATCGGGTAGATCGCTCCGGTGCCGTGACCTGGGATACCGGACTTTCTCGCCTGCAGCTGCCACGAGGGTACGCCGGCTAGAGTTTTCCGCTTCTCAGCCTCGCCAAGGTGCGGGACGTCGTCCATATCAAGAAATATCGCTGCACGACTCATCTACGACAACCTCCTCTTCACCTAAGTCCCACGCCTGCGCTGGCACTGCGTCAGGCTCGGGCGACAGCTCGGGCATGAACGTGATCATCAGGTCGCTGACACCGAGGAGCGGCGTCTCGGTGAGCACCAGCGTCCCGTTCTCTTCTCCGGGTACCGTGCTCATGAGCCGGAGGAGGCACTCGGTGTAGATCTCAAGCTTTGGCTCTTCGTCGAGGTGGATCCGGTGCTGGCGGGTGCCCTGGAACGCTTCTCGTCCCTGATCGTACGACTTGAATTGCAGTGCGGACACGCCGCCGGATACGTGACGGACAAAAACAGTTTCAAACGAGTCAGCGAGGCCGTGCTTCACCGTCCTCCGTATCAAAAGGTCCCCCGGGATCATACCGGTCCCGTACGCTTGATCTTGGCCCGGCTTCCCGCAGAACTTTTCCTGCAAAATGTCGCGCGTGTTCTTCGCGGTGTCCGTCGCGACCCACATGTCTATCGGGTGGGTGTATCGGCGGCCAGGCCACCAGTCCGGGTAGAGGCCGGTGAGGTGAAGAACGTCCGCAAAGCACCCGCAGTGCGTTTTTCCAGTTCGGTTACCGCCAAATAGTGCGATCTCGTCGTCGGTCTTCTCCAACGCGAAGAACTGCATCTGCTTCGGATAGTGTTTCCGCCCCAGTGGGTGGTTCTTCAGCGCCGGATGGTCAGACGGATCCTGAAACCAAGTCACTATTTGGGTCTGCGCCAGCGTCTGCTGCCTCTGGCGCAGGATCTCGATCAGTTTGCTCTTCGTTCTCGGGTTCAACGACTGAATAGTCTGCGTCGACGACTTCGGGTCCATTAATTCGCTCGGGATTTCGAGCGGTGAGTACACCCTGTCTAGTAAGTCCCGATAAGAGCGTGGATAATTCCGCATTTTGCTGCTCCACCGTCATGGTCCCCTTCACGTTGAGGTCCATTTTCAGGCTCTCACCAAACTTTTCGGGGAAAAGGTTCGCGGCCACGCGCCCGAGCAGCTTGGAGTCGCCACGGATAGCGACCGCTGAGGCTGCGTGATCGAAGACTGACTTCGCCATCTCGTGCGCTTCACTGTACGCCTGGCGAAAATCGTCGTTTTCACTCAGCTCGCGTTGAAACTGTACGTTGGTGACGCCGACAGAGCGCATCGCCTGCTTCATGTCGCCCGTATTGGCGTACGTGTAGAGGAAAGACTTGCGCTTATCGTCGTCCCAATCAAAAAATTCTGATATTTTCTGGGTCCGGGCGACACCGAGCGTCTCTTCTAGGCGGTTCACCGCGTCCCGGAAGGTCGCATTCCAGCTCAGGATAGCCAGAAACTCAGACTCGCTCCGCCCGCACTCTTCGGCGGCGAGCGCGAAGTCTTTCAGCTCCGCGTACTTCGCCAAAAAACTCTTTTCGGAGGTGGTCGGTACGGGCGCCGCCGTCCGCGGCAGGCTCACACCCTCTGGGTTGGTGCTCTTTTGCGTATACTTGCGCCTACGCTGCGCCTCCAGCTCCGGGACACCCTTCCCGTAGACCGGGACCTGGCCCCGCTCGATGCGCTGGCACTCTACGCAGATGCTCCCATTCGCGACGTAGCGCGCGGCGCGGTGCCCGGTGACGCACAGCTCACCGGTCCAGAAGTGTTTCCAGCCGCGCGCTTTCGCCTCTGCAAGAGAGACAAACCGCGTCGGCTGGTGGTTGTACATGTCCGGGCGTCCGTCGCGCAGTGGCGCGACCGTCTCCGGCTTGATCTTGGGCCACTTCCCCCAGGGGGTGCTCGGTGCGCCGGGAGTCTTAGCCTTCGCGAGGCTCCCGAGCTGCTCGTCGTCCGGTACGTTCTGTCCCATACCTATGTCACGCTCTATTCCAATCTTCGCTACCAGACATCCAATTACCTTTACGGTCGTAGCCCGCGGACTGCTGCCACATAAGGCACTCGTTCAGCGACTCGTCAGGGTCGACGGAGTAGATCGCCTTCTGCCAGATGAACGCAAGGTGCCCGATACCGGGGAACCCACAGCGGTCAAAGTCAACCAATGTCACGTTGCGGAAACTAAACTCCACGACGTCGCCCGGCTTCA